CCTGATGCCGGTCATCCGGCTGACCAAAGACCTGAAGAGCGCCGCCCGCACCCTGTCGAGCGACGAGGCGCGCTTCCTTGTGGACGCCTATTACGCCATGCAGGAGGACCGCATTCGTGCTGCCCATCAGCATCGCAGTCTGACTGAATCCGGTGAGCCTGCCGACGTGATGACGTGGCTGCTGGACCAGCGTGAGGTCCTTGAGAAGCAAGTCGCCCGTGCCCTGGATGCCTATAGCGCCGGGCAGCAAGTCGGCATGTGGGCGCGCTCCATCGTCGGCATTGGTCCTGTTATCTCGGCTGGCCTGCTGGCTCACATCGACATCACCAAGGCTCCGACCGTGGGCCACATCTGGCGCTATGCCGGTCTTGATCCCACCCAGTCCTGGGAGAAGGGGCAGAAGCGTCCTTGGAACGCTCGCCTCAAGACGCTGTGCTGGAAGATTGGCGAGAGCTTCGTGAAGGTGTCTGGAAACGAGAAGGACATCTACGGCAAGGTCTACAAGGAGCGGAAGGAGATCGAGGCCGCTCGCAACGAGAAGCTTGAGTTCTCGGAGCAGGCCATCGCCATCCTGGGCAAGAAGCGGTTTGGCGCTGATACCCAGGCCAAGAAGTTCTACGAGCAGCAGATGCTGCCCCCTGCCCACATTCATGCGCGAGCCAAGCGGTACGCGGTGAAGCTGTTCCTCTCGCACCTTCACCATGTCTGGTGGGAAGTGCAGACGGGCGAGAAGCCGCCCAAGCCGTATGTGCTGACCCACATGGGCCATGCCCACTACATCGCGCCGCCTAACTGGCCGATGAGCTAAGTCAACTTTCAGGAGAGTACCAGAAACGGAAAGCGAACCAGACGAAAAAGAAAGTCCCAGGACGAGTGAGTGAGTCTAGGCGGCGCGAGAGTTCCACAAGCGACGAACGAACCAACATATGAGAGAGCGCCATCTCGCGTGAGTGAACCATCATGGCTGAGAGTTCCACAGACGAAAAGTGAACCAAGGTACGAAAGAGTCTCAACCACTGCGAGTGAACCACTGAGCATGAGAGTGCCTAGTGTGGAGAGTGAACCATTGAAAGCGAGAGTGCCGCGTCGTCGGAGTGAACCACGCTACATAAGTGTGCCACCGTAGCAGAGTGAGCCAGTGCCTAAGATAGCTTCATGGTAATCGAGCGAGTCAAACCGTAGGAGAGTTCCATATGGCCCGAACGAGACTTGGAATGCGACAGCGCCATAGCACGGATCGAACCATGACTTACGAGAGTTCCAGTTTTCGGGAGTGAATCAATTGACCAGAGAGCGCCAAAAGGAGGGAGTGAACCAACCATAGGGAGAGTTCCATCGTTCGAGAGTGAACCGCACTGACAGAGAGCGCCAACGTTCCTGAGTGAGACATGAGACCAGAGAGTTCCACGGTCTAAGATCGAACCACTACCAAGGTAGAGTTCCAGAAGACTGGAGTGATCCATTAGGCGTAAGAGTACCATCCCGCCGGAGTGAACCATCGTCGTCAAGAGTTCCATCGTAAGTGAGTGAACCACTGGTTCGGAGAGTTCCATTACGAAGGAGTGAACCAAGTCTAGCGAGAGCGCCTAGGCCCCTGAGTGAACCATCCGGGTAGAGAGTTCCGCACCCTGAGAGTGAACCATCACAGTGGAGAGTTCCATAGACAATGAGTGAGCCATTGAGGCCGAGAGTTCCAGCGATCACGAGTGAACCATCGCAGACGAGAGTTCCATAATCGACAAGTGAACCACTGATGCAGAGAGCTCCAATTTGAGGAAGTGATCCAAGTGCCTTGAGAGTACCATCGGAGTTGAGAGAGGCATCACGTCCGAGAGCGCCATGAAAAGCGAACGAAAGGTCTAGAATGGCAGAACCCAAACAGCCTTGGCTGAAGTTCGAGGCGATCAAGACATCCATGCGGCAGGATGGAAAAGGGACATACATGACCCTGACCATCCACCCGGATGAAGTGCCGGTCGATCTTCTCGCCGCCCGGCCCGGCACGCGATACATGGTCGGAATGCTGCCCGTCGATGACCATGACCGGCCCGTCAAAGGCAAGGACATGGAAGACGGCGAGCGCGCCGTTCAGTCCGCAGGCATGCTCTGCCGCAACATCAAGTTCCAGAAGTGGATGATGGACAACGGCTATGCCTTCGGCACCTCAGAGCAGGAATGCACCGAAGGGCTCAAAGCATTCTGTGAGGTGGAGAGTAGGGCAGAACTCAAAGATAACAGACAGGCCCGTGAACGCTTCAAGGAACTCAAGGAGAGGTTTGAGAATGAAAGCTTCTGATATGCTGCTTCACGCAGCCGAACTCGTTGGCGGTCAGCGCGCCGAGGACTACGGCGACAAGACGGAGAACCACAAGAGAATTGCTGCCCTCTGGACCTACTGGATGGTGGAGAGCCGCAAGAACCCCAACTACGACAGTCCCGAGATCAACGCCTACGACGCGGCCATGATGATGCTGCTGGTGAAGGTAGCCCGGCTGATGCACTCGCCGGGCCACCAAGACAGCCACGTTGATATCGCTGGCTATGCCTCCATTATGGAGGAGATCGCCAACAAGGAGCCTACTTCCTAGTAGGCTCCGATATCCCTTGCCCTCTCAACAACGCGCCTTGCCACACGATCACGCTGCTCCCTCAGAGGACGAAGGGCTTCAGTCTTCTCCACAGAGGTTAGGTCGCTGCGTTCAATCCTGGCAATGCGCTTGTTGATTTCAGTGATCTGCGTCGAGGCTTGATTGACCATCGGCCTCAGACGCAGAGGCAGGCCCGCATCACCACGGAGTTCTGCCAACCGATCAAGATCGCGTGTCTCCATAGCCATGTTCTGAGACCGCACAAGCTGATCGGTCATCTCCTTGATCTTGTAGAAGTCGCCAATGAAGCGGGTCGCGCTCTGGTCGTCGCTCCGATAGAAGCGGCTCACGCCAGTCAGACCAGCCGCGATGGCGGGCATGCTCATCGGATCACCAAAGGCGCCAGCAGGCTTGCCGGGGATCATCCCGAAGGAAGCAAGGATGCTGTCGAAGCCAGCCAAAACAGACGAGCCAATCGTGCCCGAGTATCCCTCCAGCACATACTGAACCCGGATCGGGCTGACGCCGAACGTCTCACCAATAGCCTTGGCAACGGCGCTCGTGCTGCGGTTGACGCGCTCTTGCGGGAGCTTGCTCGCATCACCAGCCGTCTCAAGCGAGCGACTACGGAAGAAGTCGTAGTTCGTGAAGGCACCCAGCATAGGCACAGCAGCTTGGGGGATCGGATTGAAGAAGAAGGTCGAGGTGCCGAGATCGGCCAGCGCCTTGCTCAAGTCCCTGCTGTCATTGCGACGGATGGCGTCGAGGATAAAGACGGGCAGCGCACCAAAGACGGAGCCCACCTCGAACGCTCGGGGCAGGAGAATCCTGTTGTCGTTTGGCAGATAGATGATGTCGTATCGGAACTTGAGATCAGGGTTCTCGTTGTCCCAACGCTCGGGCTCATCCCCTATGTTCTTGGCAAAAAGTGCCAGCGACAGGCCCATGACCACAAGGCCACGCAGCAGCATCTGCTTGGGAAGACCAAGCGTCCAAATCTTCTGCGTGTCGCCCTTCTCGTTTTCGATGAGGCGATACATGCCCTGAATCTTGGCGTTCAAGAACGGCACAAGAGGCACGAGCCAGTTGACGGTAGAGCCGATCCAGCCGCCGCCCATGCCCCTGCGAGAGAACGGGGCAAGGAGATAAGCCTGGAATGCAGCGTCCTTGTCGCTCATCCCCTGGGCTTTCATGCGCTCATAAATCTTGATGCGCTCGGCCATTTCCGTGGCCTCACTCGCCTTCTGAAGCGCATCGAAGGTACGACGCATCAGACCGCCAGGGCCGTAGCCAAGCCCGGCAATCTCACGCTCGAAGGCGGCAGCAGCATCACGCTCGCCCATGCCGTAGGTGTAGCCGCCGAAGCCAGTCTGTGCGGCGATAGCCTTGTAGGATGCGCTAGACTGAAGGGCCTGCTTCAGACCATCGAACGTATTTGCATAGAGGGGAGTTCCCTCCTGCACATACGCCATGATTTTACCACGCCACAGGTTCGCCAGCATGAAGCTCGGCGCCAGCGTCACCATGTCGCGGAAGAAGCCCGCCATCGTCGCCATCGTCTGATAGATGCCGTTCGTGAACTCACGCGGCGCACCAGCAAGAGCGATGTAGAAGGCAGGGTCATCAACCTCGAAGTGCTTATCCTGCCCATTAACACGGTAGGTGATCGTCTTGCCCGTCTCGCGCGTCTTCACGGGGCGACCAAGGCCAACATCCTGCAATGCCTCAGCCGCCTTGCTCATGGCGACGTTCTTCATGCCAGCCTTCATGATCACGTCGGCATTGCGGATCATGTTCTCGAACAGATCGCCAAGCGGATTCTCACCGCCCTTCACGCTGACATCGAAGGCGCTCTTAACGCGAGTGAGGCTCTGAGACAGACGAGGCCCAACCACCGCGTCTGAATCGTCCTTCACATCTTCGTCGGCCTGCCGGTAGAACGGCGTGTAGAACATGCTGCCAAGCTGATCAGCCTTGGCACGATCAAGAGTTCCAGTGGCTACGGCAAAGTCGAGCAGCGCCTTGTTGATGCGCTGAATGTCAGCAGCCATCTGCTTCCACTCAGGATGCGCCGCCTCAGCCTTGGAGATGATGGAGTTCATCTCCTTGTCCGTCAGGTTGAAGAAGCCCTTCTTCCCTGCCTTACGAAGATCACGCTCACGAAGAGCGACGAGATAGGCTTGCGCCTCCCTCTTGTCTGCAACGTTGAGCTTACCCTTGATGGCGTCGATGAGGCCCGGCACGTCATCGCGCACAGTCACGTCGCCAGTCTTCGGATCGTAGGCCAGTGGGCCGTGGTTCAGGTACATCTGAACGCGACCGCTGTTGTTGAGCGCGATCTCCATAGCCTGACCGACATTCCTGACGGTCATGCCCTTTTGCTTAGACAGGGTGTCAATCATCCACCCTGCACCAGCGCGATTGACGGAGGTCCGCACGAGGGCAGAAGAAAGCTTCTCGCCCGGCAGGGCTCCAACAAACCTACGAAGCCCGTCAGCAAAGACGTTGGGCTTGTCCATCTCCTTGCCAGTCAGCTTGTCTCGCATGACAGCAAAGGCAGGATCAGCCGCAAGGGGAGAGCGCGCCGAGAACTCAGGCTCGGTTGCTGCCCCAGTCTCGAACTTGTTGAAGATCGACTTGATCTGCCGTGGGTCATAGACAGCGATGTTCTCGGTGCCCAGTTCCCTCACATAGAAGCTGTCGAAGTCGTTGTCGCGGATGTACTTCTGGGCAGCCTTGGTCTCCAAAGCTGGCCAGTTATCCGTGTCCTTCTCAAGGAAAAGCTTGAACATCCTGAATGCACGACCAGCGGCCTTGTACTCAGTGAGTTCGCCCCGGTCGATTTGATCCTGATAGCTGGCGCGAGTCCTGTTCCCAACGATATCACGCCAGTCAATCGTGCCATCGTCCAGGCCGGTATCAACGTAGTCCAGCAAATCCTGACGAAGACGGGGGTCTGTCGCGTTGAAGGTATTCTGAACAGACAGATACACGGGCAGCATGCGCTGACCATCTGTGGCGCGCCGATTGTCGCCGCCAGCAAACATCTCTGAGATGGCATAGTCGCCAGCAAAGTCGGGATCAGGCGAGAAGAAGAACGGGCCTTCATTGAGACCATAGGCGCCGCTGCGAGCTTCACCAAACCTAGTGAAGCCTCTCTGAGTGCCGTGATAGAAGTTCACAGGCGAGCCGTCAGGATTTGCGGCGGTGCTAGGCCCAACCCGAACACCCTCCCCGCGCCACCCGCCATTCCACCAGTTCTTGAACTCAGGAACGGACGTGTTGGTCGCGCGAGCGGAAGCCTCGAACTGCTCTTCGGTCATCCCGCCTTCAGAGCGGGCGGAAAGCTCAGGCCCAGACGTGGCGATGTCACGAGCAGTGGGGGAAGCCATCGCATCAAAGCGACGAGCATCGCCACGAGACACGCGGCCCAGCACTTCCTCAACCGTCTGGAATCCATCGCCACGAAGCTGGCTGCCAAACTTCGAGAAGAAGTTCTTGATGACATTAACGAAGCGAGCAAAGGCAGGCTTCAGCCCAGACATGGGAGCGCCGCGACGGGCCGCGTCGGCAAGGGCGCCGAAGGCGTAAGCCTGTGCCTCCCTGGCAGTCAGGGTGCCGGGGACAGTGGCCGTCAGATAATCCCAATAGCTCCTCTGCCTGCCCTTGTCGTCGCGCGCCCCAGGATAAGCGATCTGTTGCAGCTTGCGACGGATCGTCGGCTCAAGGTCCGAGATGGACATGCCATCGCGGAAGCCTTGGTCCATCAGCTTTTTGAACTGGGCGTCGAACTTGCCGTAGTAGTCCTGAAGGACGTGGAAGGCTTCGTGTGCCACCGTCTCGCCAAGCATCGGCAACATCTCTGGAGCCAGAGATATCCTGATGAGACCCGGCAAACCTTCGGGGGAAGGACGCTGACGAAGACCCTGCAACGGCTTGGTGGGATCACCACCGCTGCGGCGGATCGCCTCAGCAAGTTCGGCTGTGGGCAGAATCTCCTTCACGAACTCGATGCGATGGTTCGCACCGGCAGGAAGGAGAGAAGCAAACTTATCCGCCGAGACAAACGCCGTGTACACTTCACCCGCCGACATGGTGCGGTCCTTCAGGGCCTGCACCAGCGCGTTACGAAGCAGACGGCCCTGGGCACCCATGCCCTTGAGCTTGTCTAGGTAGAGCTTGTTGATCCTGTTCTGGGCTTCGATGCGCTTGGTCGCGCGAGAATCAGCCTCGCTGACCTCAGCTTCAGGAGCGGCCTGAGCCTCCCCTGTCACACGGGCAGAAGCCTCCGGACCCTGGCGGTTCGCCATACGGCGGGGCTGAAGGTCCTGCCCCAGAGGATCAACCCCACGACCACGACGACCGGCAACCTGTTCCGGGCCAACCGCAGCAGCGGTGGCTTCCTGCGTCATGCGTGCGGTATCGCGCACAGGCATCTGAACAAGCTCGTCCATCGTCGTCTCGACGGGGACTTGCTCGGTGATGTTGCCTCTCTGGCGCTCAACAATCGCCAGGACATTCCCGAAGTTATCGGACGGCAGAATATCGAGAACCTGTTCACCGCCCTCAAGCTCACCACGCTCGTTATAGACGGGGTTCAGGAGGTAACGCTGGCCGGTGATCTGTGGAGCGCCAGCGCGAGTGTCGTCCGTCTGCTGAGGGATTGTGTCGGGAACGCCAGAGCCGGAAGGAATCTCAATGCCGGGAGCCTGCCTCTGCCGCGCAAGTCTTTCACGGTCAGCCTGGGCGATATCAAACGCACCCTGGGCATCAGCCTGGAGGTTTTCCCGTGCCGTTACCTGACGCTCGACCTCGGGGATGCGGGCCTCAATGTCACGACGAATCTGCTCACGCCCGGCGATAAGCTGGGTAAGCTGGTCGATCTCAGCCTGAACGCCCTCACGGGCAACGGCATTAACAACAGGCGCACGCTCGATCTGACGAAGGCGAACCTGAGCCTTATCGCGAGCCTTCGTAAGCTCTCGAATCTCGCGCTCTTCCTTTTGAAGATCGCGCCGAAGAACATTGACGCTGGGAACAGAGCCAAGCTTCTGCTGACGCTCTACATCAGAGAATGCTTGTTCAGCCTCAGCGCGACGACCACCGGCATACGGAGTCTCCCTCTCAAGGGGAACGCGGCCAGTGACTTCTTCGGCACGGCGCCCGGTCTGCCTCTGAATGTCAGCGGCGCGAAATGCCTCTTCTGCCTCAGCACGACGCCCGGCAGCGTATGGAGTTTCCCTCTCAAGGGGGACGCGACTAATGACATCTTCCGCACGGCGACCAGCCTGTCTCTGAATCTCAGCAAGACGAAAGGCTTCTTCTGTCTCAGGGCTGGTAGCAATCTCCCTGCGGTAGCGGCCCTCTTCCACACCCTGCCGACCAGCAGCGCGACCTTCCTGCTCCTGGGCGAGAAGCGTCTGACCTACACGAATCTTCTCCTGAACATCGTCCAGGGTGGCAAGCTCAGGGAACCGACGCTCAAAGTAGCGGATGGCCTGAGACACAGTGAGGTTGCCGACCGGCGTATCAACGACGGGACGCTCACGAGGCAGAAGATTCTGCCCCTCAGTCATAGGCTCGCGGTTAGCGACGTACTCGTTGATCGCCTGCTGAAGTTCCGGCGTCAGGTTGCCAGCGCCCGGCTCCGTCGAGGGAGGCAGAGGCGCACGCTGAAGAGCGCCAGCACCAGCGCCCATGACGCCGCCAAGCACAGCGCCAGTAGCAGCAGCACCACCGACACCACGAAGAAGATCACGCTCTGCATCAGCCTGCCTCTGGACAGCAAGGTTCTGAGCGAACTGACCGCCGCCCTCCTCGACACCTTCAGAGACAGCCTCAGCGCCGCCGACGCCAAGCGCACGACGCACGGCACTCTGAGAGACGCCACGAGTGAAGAGCGCCTTCTCGGCACTCGGTAGTGCAGTCATGGCGGCAACGGAGATACCACCACCCAAGGCAGCAGCTTCACGGGCGGCACGATTGGCAATCGCGTCACGCGCCTCGGCAGGCGACATGCTCCGAAGAAGCTGCTGGTAGTTGGGGCTGCGGGCGATGGTCTCTTCGGGGAGGTCCATCACCTCCCGATAGGTCTGGTCTGCGATGCCGCCCGTCTGAAGGCTGGCCGCAGTGCCGATAGCGCCGACCTGACCGGCACGATCAACGGCAGCAGTACCAGCACGAGCGGCGCCACGAGCGCCAATCTGACCAACGGCAGTCGCGGCACGGCCAACGCCACCACTCAGCACGAAGGCAGGGATTTGCTCGACCGCCATAGAGAAGAGCAGGCTAGGATTGCTCGCCAGCGTGCTGAGGGCAGCACCGGCTTCAGCAGCAAGGCCCCGCTCCTCAGCTTCCTTCATGGCGTCAGCCAGGGCACGACGCTGATTACGAAGCTCGGGCGACATGAGTTCTGCCCCGAACTCAGCGCCGCGACGGCCAAGCCGGGTTAGAACGTTGTCGTAGCCAGTGAGGCCAAGGACGCCGCCTAGACCGCCAATGCCAGTGGCAACGCTACCAGCGCCGGAAACGAGAGAGCCGCCCACATCAGCGGCACGAGCGCCGATAGTGCCGAAGAGCCCACGCTCAGGGACCGGCTCCATCGTGGAACCCTGGCCGACAGGAGCGCCATCAAGCGGCATGGTGGGGGCAACTTGAGTTCTGCCCCTAACGCCAGGAAGGATGTCCCGCTCGATTGCCTGGATAATTTGGGTATCAGACATCGTGTCGGGGAATTGAATCGGCCCGACGCCGGGGACATCAATGGTCCGCATCAGTTAGCTCCCAGCCGGTACGTACCTACCGTTCTCAATGCGCGCTCCGGACGGAAGATTAGTAGTTCCAGACGCTGATCCGCCAGCCCCCTCACGAGGGCGACCATAGACAACAATGTCCTCAAGCTGACGACGGCGCGCTTCGGCATCACGAAGGCGCTGCTGAAGAGATGCGTTGTTGCGATCCCACTCAGCAAAGTTTCTGGTCGGACGCGGACCAAGAGTGTCGATCTGCGTCGCAATCCTGTTGATGTCCTGAAGCGTCGCGTTCAGTGCGGAAGACGCGCCAGACGTGTCGAGCGGACGGCCAAGGGTGCGGTTGCGCTCAACAGCGGCGCGCTCCTCCGTACCCATGCGAGCCCAGCGTTCCGGAGAAACGTAGCCGCGACGAAGATCAGCCGCCTCGGCGGCGGCAGCAGCATCGGCAGCGCGACGTGTGGCAGCCGCCTCAGATGCAGCAAGCCTTGCGTTAGCGCCACGCTCCTGAGCGTTGACCCGGATGTTCGCGTTGATGTTGTCCATCCGGCTGCGGTATTCGGCAGCACTGATCTGCCCAATCGCAAACTGGCGGTTAGTCTCCTGCTTGGCCAGTTCGAGATCGTCCTGACGAGCCTGCCGCTGCTCGGCACGAATCTGACCAAGCTGCTGACCGTAGGACTGGACGGCAGGCAGAGCGCCTTCACCAATCGCGCCAATCAGACTGGGGTTGCGAGAGCCAGCGATACGGAGGCCAGCCTCAATCAGAGCCATGTTGACCGCCTCGCTGCGACGGGCAGCAGGATCAACGCGCTCCTCACGCATGCGTTCTCGAATGCTGCCCATCCCGTCAGGGAAGAGGGCCGCATTCTGGCGCATAAGCTCGGCCATCGTCGGCAACTGACCGCCTTCAGGCAGGGCAGCAGGGGCATTCCTCAGACCCTCAATGCCCGGCGTGCCGCCGCCCGGCGTACCTTGACCGCCCTGCGTCGTGGTGGGCTGGGCCGTGGTTCCGCCGGGCCGAGTCTGTCCCTGAGACCCCGGCCTTGGGGCGGCAGCCAGAGAGGCAAGGTCAGGACCGCGTACTTCATCGCGGTCTGGGATTCTCTCTTCTGCGAGAAACTGACCGCGAACCGGCTCCGACTCCGGGAACCTTCCCTCCGGAAATGGAGAACGCGGCTCAACGGGGGCAAGAGCGTACTCGGTTGCAGCGCGACCGACATCAGCAGCCAGCCGACCAGCACCCGAGATGAGTTCACCGCCAGACCCAACGGCGCCATGAACGGCTTGGCCGATTGTACCAAGGTCTTGCCGCAGACGAGACCTCGGTGCCTGAAGGAACACATCCTCCTGGCGCTGCTCTAGGTCTGCGAGGCGGCTGCGAATCTGGTCCGGGGTGGCAGTAACCCCAGACGGCCTAAAACGAGGGTCGCTCATCTGGCCGAGAAGCTGACGAAGCTGATCGGCAGACATCGTCTCGATGCCCCCGCCAGCCTGCATCCGTACAACGCCACCCTCTCGGTAGCGACGTAGAGACGCCAGCCCACCAGCGGCCATGCCCGGCACGCCGCCATCGGCAACATCAACGCCGTCCGGGTCCATCGAGTCCTGGCCCTGTAGGCCCTGGATTCCGACAGGCTCCTGTGGGGCAGTAAGGTCTTCTGCCACAGTGCGATTGGATTGGCCTTCGGGAGCCTGCTTGGCTCGCATGTCCTTGCGGCGGCGGATTTCAGACAGCACCAGATAAGACGGAGCCGTGCTATCCGGAGCCTGCATCAGCGCCATAAGCTGCTGGTCGGAAGCGTTTTTGAGGGCGTCCTGGACTTTGAGCAGATTCATCTAGACCCCCTAGGAACGCAACAGACCAAGGCCAGCGATCCCCAGACCGCCGAACTGAGCCAGCGGATTGGGATTGGCGTACTGGTTAACAACCTGTTGAGGCTGCACGGGAATGCCACGCAGGATGCTCGACATGAAGTTGATCTGCTGCTTGTCGAAGTCGCGCTGGTTCAGGAAGTCCTGATACGCAAGATCAAGCTCGCGCTGCTCCTGCTGCTGCTGAACGCCGCCCTGCTTCTGAAGCTCCTGAGCCTGCTGCATCGTAAGGCCCTGACGCAGCGCGCCAAGCTGGCCAAACTGCTGACCAGCCTGCAAGCCAAGTCCTGCCCCAGACAATCCGTACTGAGCGGCAGCAAGACGCTGTGCTTCGGTCGTCCCCTGGGCCTGCATAGATGCGGCGCGATCACGCTCGAACTGCGTCTGTGCGTTCTCGAACGCCTTCTGTCGGCCAGCCGCCTCAATGTCGGACAGACGCTCGCCAAGGCCACGCTGGGCAACGCCTTCCTGGATGGCAGAACGATATCCGCCAAAGGCGCCAGCCTTGATCGCCTGGGTCTCGCGCGACGGACGGCCCTCATCAAAGTCCCGGATTGCCGCAGACTTCTGACGAGCAAGAACCTCATCCATGTAGGGCGACATGTACTGCTGGGCCTGTTCTCGCCCAAACGCCTGCTGCTGGATTGGGGCCGCCGTGTAGTCGCTGGCGCCCAGACCACGCATTGCAGACGCGCCCAGGATGCCACCAGCCACGTCGGCCTCTGGTGTTCCACGGGCAGCAATGTCGCGGGTGATGCCAAAGCCCTGCTGAACGTCCGGAGTAAAGCCAGCAATGCGCTGACCGCCATAGCTCACATAGGGCTGATTGCTCTCACCCTCAGCCCTACTCATCATCCGCTCAAAGTATGGACGCGCATACTCAGGAAGGTTGGAGGTGTAGGTGGTGCTTTGCGTGGGGCCGCCGCCGCGACTGCCGCCCATGTCAGATGTCCTTCTCGAACATGATAAGGGCCTGCTTTACCCCGTAAGAATCGAGCATCTTGAGCCAGCCTTTTCTACCATAGCCCTCGATAGCCGTGCATTCATTATCTTCCGCCCAACGGACCAAGACCCCCATCAAGGGGTCCTTCCAAAGGCGGATGTTTCTGCCCCCAGTGAACAGGGACGTGAGAACGCGCCGTGAAGGATAATCCGTAATCGAGGTTACTTCACAGCCATTAATTTCACGGTCATCGTCAAAGGCAATCCAAAGCTGCATGTCGGCACGCTTCAGGGCGACATACACATCGTAGAGCATATACCTGCCGTTGGTCACCTTAACGGCAGGGATAAGAAACTCTTTTACAGAATCCCAGACGCCATCAATGTGGCTCTCTGGGACGAGGCTCACATTCACAGACTAATCTTCCCGCCGATGGACTTGGGCTGGGCCTTCTTGCCGGTACGCTCCTGGCGAACCTTGTCCATCATACCATGCAGGCGGCGCACGCCATGCTCGGTGCTGCCGTCACCCAAACCAGACACGACATCTGCCGGGACCACGAACTCACCGTCAGCAAGGCGAACCTTCTGTCGGCCCTCGATGGTGCCGGGGACAAGATCGTCCATGCCGCTACCAGCCCCACGGACCCGACCGCCCGTCATGCGATCACGCAGTAGGGCCAGGGCGTCATCACCAAAGCTTTCCCGGAACCGCTCAAGCGCCTCACGCGGACGAGGATGCTCGCCCAGGATCGCAGCCTTGGCCTCGTTCATGAGGTTGGCAGTATAGCCTTCCTCGGGGCGCATGGAGGCAAGACCGCCCTTGGCAAAGTACCTGAACTCAGGTCCTGCCCCAGGACGATATCCAGCAGGCGGTGGGGTGAAGCGACGGGGGTTGGTTGGGAACTGCTCAGGGTAGCGGTTCGGGTCGTATGGTGCGGCGCCAGGAATGGCAGGCTGACCGCCCATCATGTCGTTGGCCTGCATGAGCGTGCCACCAGCCGCGATAAGGGCAGGAAACGGCCTGTTTGCGATGTTGGTGCCGATCTGAGAAACAGCCGCCCCAGGATCGCTGGCGATATTGGATAGCCTCGTGCCGAAGTCCGCTGCACGAGAACTCATCGTGTCCATAAAACTTGGAGGCGTTGTGAGCGGCACCGTGGAGGAACCGGCGACGGCACCCGGATTCGCAGCCGCAATCGCTTCCGCAGCCTGCAAGCTCCCAGCCGCATCAATGGCATTGGGCGCAATGGACCCAGTGGCCGGTGCGGCAGCGGCCCCAGCCGCCTCCCCCACACCAGACAGAAGCTGTCCACCAGCATAGGAAGTCGCGCCGCTGATAAGGCCCTGCGTCAGAGCCTGCTGGGCAGAAGCGCCCTGAGCGGCAGAAACACCAGCACTCGTTGCGCCAGCGGCCAGCGCCGCAGGAAGAGCGGCGCCGCCCGTCAGGACGCTAGCGCCAATGCCCGCCGCGATGGGCAAAAGGTTGGCAAAGTTGAAGGCTTCCGGCAGGCCCGTGTCTGGATTGCGCGTGAAGTCCCGGCCCGTCAGAGCCCGAATGCCCTGAAGTTCCTTGCGGCTGACATGCACCAGCATGTCGTCGCCGTTTCGGCCATAGCTGGCAAGGTGACGGGCTGCATCGCGCATGAGCTATATCCTCAGATCGACACCGCTGTGGCTATCACAGAAGGGATAGCAGGACAAAAGGCAGTGGCCGGTTCTGCTATCAATCTAACAGCAGTGTCGGATACTGCCCACATAATCTGAACGTAGTCCCCGCCAAGCACCGTCACGACGAAGTTCCAGGCAGGGACAAGCTCGCTCTGCTGGCCTTGTATGGTGACCTTGCTGGTAGAGTTTGGAACGTCAGTTCCGTTCTTTCTCAGCCAAATGAAAACGGAATGGTTGGAGCCCGATGTCTGGTCCACCTGGGCCGAGAACTGCACATTGTATGTGCCGCGATTCTTGAAGGTTATCCGACTGCCGCTAATAACAGAAATCTGGTTTGACTCTGACGTGGTGTTCAGAGTCATGGCATAGGCTGTATTGGCAGCAGCAGCGGTCTGGGTCGTCGTGTCAAAGAAAGACCCGTAAAACCCACTCGCCTCTGCGTAATTGGGGAATCCAAGAAACGCGCGATCAAGGTTCTGGTCAATCGCCCGCGTAAGCTGGTTGCCCCACTCGTAGTTATAATCAATCGTGGGAGTGGGTAGGCGCGTCCTGCCAATCATCGACGGCCATCCGTCCGGATATCGACACGCGGAACGCCCAGGCGCCAAGCAACGCCGACCTCTTCACTCTGCACTCGCAGCGTCAACATGCGGCCCCTTAGACGGAAGTAGGTCTGGTCCGTGAACTGAGCGATAGGCAGCGTTGCTGTCAGGGTCGTGTTGTTGTTGGCAAACTGGTTGAAGTTGGAGCCAGAGAAGTCTTGCGTCTCCAGGATGAAGTTCACCGTTGGATTAGGGGCAGAACTGTTCCTGAAGTCCAGGTCAGGGATCATGCGCCACGCAAAGCCAAACTGATCGCCCTGCCCAATCTCGACGGGAGAGCTTTCAATGTATGCGAGAATCGGAGACGGCGGATTGGTAGAGCCATCATCCTGCCCAATCTCATGGAAATAGACGTAGCCATCGACAGATGCCGCACGAGGAAAGTCCTCAATGCTGCGATCAATCCAGGCCGTGCGAACAATTGTACCCACACTCCAAACGCGCTCGTTGTAGTTATAGACAACGTAGCGGTCGTTCTCGCTTGAGTTGGCAGATGGGTAGAACCACCACACCTCATTGAACGCCATGTTGCTGCCAGCCGTGATCTTCTCGGCTTGGTTCAGGTTGATGTCGTTGAAGACAAAATCCTTGACCGAGCAGGGCAGGCCAATCGCGCGACCGTCGTACTGGAAGAATCCATTCTGCCCCATCCAGAACGTCACGTCGTTTGCGGACACAACGGCCTGGGGAGCAAGAAGGGAAGTCAGGGCAATACGCGCAATTGAGTACTCAAAAGGAGCGCCGATGTAGCGCAAGGAGTGCAGCGCATCGTCGGTCCAAACAAGAATCTCCTGCTTGGTCTCGATGGCAGACACAAACTCAGAGCCGGTAGGAATGCGAATACCGCCAGCAGAGTTGGTTTCCAGTGGAGTCCAGACAGCAGGGTTCTCCGTATCAGACCAACGAATCAAAAGACGATCCTGAACATTGGTCACAATGTCAGAGCAGCCAAAGGCGATCACCTTGCGGTCGAGATCGGAGACGATGATCTGTCGCGCAACCGATGGGACATCAGACGCGCCGCCAAGGGACGACAGAAGCACCGCTCTGGAGCCAAGCCCGCCAGAGTTTGCCCAGTAATAGATGGCCGCATCACGCGGATTGATGACAAGGTTCTGCCCAAAGTTATCCGCAGACCATAGCCTCAGTCGCGTTCCTGCAACCTGAGTGTTGGAAGCAGCGCCCCAGCCCGTGCCCGTGAAGGCAAACATCGTGGTGGACGAGACAGTCTGCGACACGCTGACCGTGTAGGTGCCAACGCCGCCAGTTGGCCCGGTTAGCTGTGCCGTGATGTAGGTTGCAAGAGAGCCCGGTGGGCTAGCCGATACGCCAGTCCCGGTGACCAACTGACCGGCGGCTAGAGTTCCAGACGAGATCGCAGAAACGGTTAGCGTCGTGCTGCTAATAGAGCCCGTGAATGTAACACTGGTTCCGGGCAGAATGCCGCCCCAGGTCCCAGCGCCCCAGCCGTTCGCATAGAGAGTTGTGTCTAGCCCTGTATTAAGCTGGAAAACGGCAGTTACAGAACCGCCGCCAGTCGCTGTGGATGAAGCAGCAGATGCGGCAGTGATGGTGAATGTGGCCGATGTCAACACATCGGTAATCTGAAACTCACCATTCAGGGTAAGACCGCCGACAGCACTCGCCCCAGAGAAAGTCACGAAATCATTCTGGAACGCCCCATGATTAGGGATCGTCACAACGACCGTCGTTGAGCCACTCGTGGTTGAGAATGGGTTGCTCTGCGTGATTGTGTCTCTGATCGGCGTGATGTCGTAGAGAGAGCCGCCCCGCTCGATGTAGTACTTGAGGTTTGTGCCGATCCCCAGGAAGTAGCTGCCCGTCAGATCAGAGAATGGGAACAGGTTGCGAGCCGTGCCCATAAACGCCTGCAAGGTGGCGCGCTGCCACCCTCCAATCTTCTCAGGGAAGTTCGAGCGGAAGCGCACCTTGTCAGAGTCAGACCAAGCCCCGGACGTTGAGTACCGAGACCCGTCGTGCATGACCCCCGGTGCAAACTGGAGCTTGGTGAGTGGCATGTTAGGTCTTGATGATGAAGGTCGAAGCTAGGTAGGGCTGAAGCGTCGAAACCGTGTGGTTGTGCGACCCATCCGTAGTGATGGTGTGGCTGTGAACTTCACTGCCGCCAGCCGCATTGGTCGTGAAAGTATGGCTGTGAGCGCCAGCAGCATTTGTGGAAGATGTCGTTCCAGACACGCCCTGGCTGCCGCTGAAGCCAAACCCAACGCCAGAGAGGAGAACAGGCCCAATGCTGTGGACGTGATCCCCAATGGTAGAAGTGCTGCCGGTGTGCTGGTGGGCTGGAATCTGAGCAACCGTGAGCGTCGTGCCGCCAGTGTTGCCGGTATGGTTGTGCGCGCCATCCGTGCTGGTGGTGGCAGTAACTGCACCGCCGGTCTGCCCCCGAGAATAGCTTGATCCTGCCCCAACACCAACGCGGTCGCGCCGGTCTGGAACGTTGAATGTGGTGGACCCATCACCGTTGCCGTAGGCCGTGCCGATGATGGCAAAGAGCGCCGCATAGGTCGTGCGGCTAACAGCAGCGCCGTTGCAAAGAAGCCAGCCAGTCGGGGCCGCAGCGCCACCATACTCCCAGATTACGCCAGCAGGAATGATATCGCCGCCAGCGACAGTGATAGTGCCAGTGACGGCAAGGTTGCCGCCAATCGTCGTGTTGCCAGCAATGGATGCCGCCCCAGAAACAGAGACGTTCCCGTTGGTGGCGTTGATGGGGATGGACGCCAGTACAACGTTCGTCCCGTCGCAGTACATAAGCTGGGTGAAGCCGTTGGCGAGCGTGACGCCCGTGCCAGCAGCAGTCTTCACCACAATGCTCTGACTGCCCGTGGTCGCATTCCGGACGGCATAGAACTTGTTGCTCGTCGGCACGACCACGTTGCGAGTTGCGGTCAGGGTGCCGGTCATCACCAGCACAGCATTGCGCGCTTCGTCCGTAACGCCGTTACCGCTGACCAACGTGTAGTTGGCATCGAGCATCGCAATGCTGGCAACGCCAGTAACCGCTTGCTCAACCAGGGAGCCCAGGTTGGTATTCGTTGTGTTGCCCCAGTTCGCGGCCTGCTCACCGTTGCCGATAAGCTCAAGCCGTAGGGCTGGCGAATATGTACTGGGCATCTACCCTACCTCAGCAGGAAATGGTGTAGGTGACGGTCAGCGTGTCGCCGCTCAGAACGCTACGAGCGGTGGCAAAGTCCGTCGCAGAGAACAGAATGCCCGTCGTGCCGCCAATCGTGCTGTTCGTGCTGATGAAGCAGCCGCCCACCGTCGCCGTGCCGTTGATGTTGAAGACAGCAGGAGACGCCGTGTTGTCGGTCGAGCCAGCCACAGCCACACCAGCCGTGTAGGTGGGGCGAGTTGCGTTGGAGTAAACCGTGATCTCGGTCCACGACTTCGAGGACATCGTGTCGGCGGCACTGATAGAGCCAGCCGTCTTGAGGCCGACGAAGTGAGCCGCCGTGTAGGACGAGCCACGGAAATACTGGTCGAAGAGGTCGTTCTTGCCGACCGTCACGACAAGGTTCGAGAGTTCATCTTCCCAGCGAACGGAGCCATCAGCGGCTCGGCAGATCACCTTGAAGGAGCCCTTCACCTCGATGCTGTCCTGGGCAGAATGCCCCATAGATAGCCCGGCTGCGGCCTCATCCACGACTCGGAGGGTGTCTTTAATGCTCATCTAGCTGTTTCCTATAGGGGTCCAGGTTGCCGTAGCCGAAGGAAGGTCGTTCCAGATATTTATGACCCCTGGGCCAATCACCGGAGACCAGCCTGGGTTCGGGTTCGGTATCGGGTCCCACCCTCCGTATCCTGCCCCAACATCTACGAGGGTGATTGTATCCGAGGCAAACGCAACCATGCCAGCGATATTTGCCGCAGTGTCCGTCAGGACTATGGTGTCGGATGCCGACAGCGACATAGCTAAAATACCGGCCCCGGCGTCTGTCAGGACAATGTTGTCAGATGCGCTTACCGATGCGGCAAAGCTGCCAACCGCCGTCTCTGCAAAGGTGATGGAGTCCGACACGCTCTCCAAGAAGGCAAAGCCGCCCGTCGAGGAGTCCGTAAGAGTTATCGTGTCAGATGCTGCCCCCAGGAAATTATAGCTTATGGCCGCAGAGTCGGTCAGGGTCAGGGTATCGGACGCCGCCGCGAACCAGTTCGGGGCCTTGGCCGCAAAGTCGAACAGGACGATGGCGTCGGACGCGCTCGCCAGCATGCTGAGGCTGCCGTTCGTCACGTCAGACAGCACGAGGGTGTCCGACGCGGCGGCAACACCCGACAGGGTGCTGTTGGCAGCATCCGTCAGGACAATGGCGTCAGACACACTCTCGGCATAGAAGGCGTTGGCTAGCCCACTGAACGAAGCGCCGCTGAATGGGTAGAAGCCAAACACCCGTCTTTATCCCCCAGCAGAATCGGCAGGAGCAATAGTAAGCTCACCAG